ATTCGACACCACGATATACGACTTTAGACATTAGGGTTCTCCTTAATTTTGAGGCTAAAGAGCGTTCCTTCAGTCGGCTTTTGCGTCTATCTTACACTCCTTTGGTGAGATCTGTTTGATCTCCCATATCAAATCATTCTTTGCTTGTTTAGGTAGTTCTTGTTTATGAACTCTCCCAACAATCAACTGTGCTTGTAAGCAAGTTAAAATGAGTGCTTCCATAGATGAACGATCCGTTCCGAGTCGGCTTACTTCCGTCCTATTTGTTTTTTAGCACTTTTTCACAACATCCTTTCGGAGTTCTAATAGCAGTCGGTCTTCTATTCTCTGGTGAACTACATCGTCGTTTTTAACGATGTCCATTAGTTCCCACGCTGCATCGCAACTTATTGTGACTGGATATTCAGTTTTCGTAAGTTGTGGTGATGCAAAGGAAAGAAGTGGAACCCATGCTAAAAGCAAAAGTGCTTTAGTCATAGGATGAACGTTAGAGGAATATTATACCTCTATTCACTGGTATTTAGAAAGATTTGTGTGTATTTCCTGATACAGTTTTAAAAAACTTAAAGAGGTAAAAATTTTGGCGGAAATTTTTACCTCTCTCAGGGAAATCACTTTCGCTTTTTGGTTTTGGGTGCTTCATATCCCCAGTTTTTTGGGCTGATCTTTCCATATCCCCAAGAAATATCACGAATAACTGGTCCTAAGTTATCATAATACATATCAAAAAGATTTACTTTTTTACCACATCGAGTAAGATCGTAACAAACTTTTCCGTTGAGAGTATAGGTCACGATATAGGCATCCGTGGGCACCTGAGTATCTTTAGCCTCTTCTAAGGTACAATTATGTTTTAAAATTTCGCATCCATAACGAGATTTAAATGATTCTTTTTCTTGTGCTGTCCAAGTCTCAATTGAATCTCTTTCGGATGCCTGATTCTTTTCAGATGGCATCTTCTTTTCTTTTATTATGTTTTTTTCCATTACAATACCAATAATCTAATAATTTAACTTCTATTTCCCCATTTAATATCGGGATATGCTTCTGAAACTATTTCTTTCGTAATCTTATACTTAGTATCAAGTTTTTTATCTTTGCACAAACAAATAATCTCTGCTTCAAGAGGATGAAGACCTTGAAGGATATTAATAAACATAGTCTCTCTACGAAGAGAACTCAAACTATCGTTTCCACCTTTTACAAAGTTGTAAAAACGTTGATATTCTTTACGAATAGATGAGTGCCCTTGATCTTGAGATCCAAGTGATTGAGAACCAAGTTCTCCCATCTTTTCAACTGCGTCTGCAATTTTTTCACTCAAAGTTCCTTTGAATGAATCCATTTCATTGACAGCAGAATAAGGAACATCTCCTGGGGGGAGAACTGAAATAACAGTTTCATCAAAGTTCCAAATAAAAATAGTCTTTAAACAAGGATGTTCAAACTTCTTCAATGCTTCTACTTTTTTAGCATTGCTTCTTTGTTTAGAAACAACATTTAAAATTTCAAATATAAAAGGATTTGCAGGAAGATCTTGTATTACTTCAGAAATTACTTTTGGTTTTACTGGAGAGGGTTTTGCAGTTCTACTGCTCGTCTTCTTCGTCGCTGATGTCTTCGTAGTCATGATAGTTTTCAAAGTTAAATGCGATCACCTCATCTGGAATCAGGTTACCCTGATTATCAAACATTTCGGGGTGAGGTCTTGGAATTTCCCGATAGTTCATCATATATTCTCTTGCTACCCAACCAGTTACAAGTCCCACTATAAGAAACAAAACGGTTAGAAAAGAACCGAATACTAGGCTAACTGCTAACATTTGTTTTACCTCGGGAAACTACTTTTCTTTTCCTTGATTTAAAGGAAAACTCAAAATAAATGGTTACTTCCCGATTTAGAAAGCAAACCATCTTTTCAAAGATGATGTGAAATGGTTGTGTTTGCTTTCTTTTTCCTCCATTAAGTATAAGTTCAACACCACGATTAATGTGGTCTTCTTTTTTATTTATGTTCTTATTAGACAATTTGGTTTTCTTTGAGGAATTTGATTGTTTCAACGGATCCTCCAAGTTTTTTATCATCACAAATTACTTGAGGAAAAGTAGAACCTTCACCAAACTCAGCGTAAAACTGTTCTCTAGTAAAATCCTCATCTAGAGTATAAGATACAAAACTCTGTTTTGTCAAGTCTAAAACTTGTTTAACCTTATCACAATATGGACATCCTGGTTTAGAATAAACTGTAAAAATCATTTTTATCTCCGTATTAGTTTAATTTATATTGATACTTCCAGTCCAATCTTAGAAGCAAAGTTATCAACCAAGTGATGATATTCTGATGTAATTGTAATATCAGATTTAACTTGAATAAGTAGATTTTTAGATTCATCTACTTTTCCCCACCACCAACCAGAAACTGCTTTCTCATACAGAAGACCATATCTTCCTGGATACCCAACATCTGTGATAAGAGGGTCTAAAGAAAAATCTGAGAAGATTAATCCCATATCAGCAAAGTTGTAACAGTCTGGCCACCATTCTCTAACCTCAGAAAATTTACTCAATAAAAAATATGCCTCAGGTCTTTTTGGACATAAACTTAATGCTTGTTGCAATAAACATTTTGCACTCAAATCTCTAGTTCCTTGTTTAGAGTAACAGTGAGATGCTCGAATCAATGCTTCATATGCAAGATCATTACTTTCAGATCTCTCAGCACATCTCAAATAATATGAAACTGCAGGTGCAGTATGTCCTTCATTTTCATACCAAACTCCAAGATTAAAGTTATGTTCTGCATTTTCGGTATCCAATGAATATTTTGTCAATAACTCCTCAATATCAGTGAATACTCTCGATTGTAATACACTTTCTTCGGTTTTTGGCAATAAAAATTCTTTTACATCTTCAAACTCAAATATTTCCTTAGGTAAATTTTCTATAGGATAATACCTAAGAATGGTATTTTTATCACCAGATGGGGATATCTCTCCTTCTTTGATTTTCAAATTATCTTGAAAATCATCCATATCATTATTAGAATACTTAGAAGCTTCCAAGTAATCAAAGTTATCATCGTAATGTGTAAATGCTTTACACTTTATCTTTCTAATCTTTGATTGACCCATCCATGAAAAATGCCATCCTAAATCCTGAAGAATCTGACCATTTTCTGTCAGAAAAACAATAGGGAAAGGATTAAAAACATTAGATCTAATCTGTGTAGGAGTTGCAGATGATAGATGAGTTTTAGTAGCTACAAACATCCCTGTCCATTCTTTTGGAAGATCTGTCTCTCTCATATAAACTCTCATATCAGCCCTTCCTTCTAAATGTGCTAGAGGCACTCTAATGACAACGTTCAAGTTTTCTCTAGCAACTTGTGAGATATATTCAATTGTTGATGGTTTAATAATCTCATCAATATCACTATGAATAAAAACTGTATCATCAGAGTATTCTTGCAATACTTGTAGAAGAGCATCTTTTTGCATCCTCTCTCTCACTCTTGCTCGAAGAGAATTTACATTGTTATCATTCCCATCATAACAGTTGTGTTTGTCAATCTCTTGTATTTCAAGATCTTCATCATTTGGTATATCTAATTTAATAGTTTTAATTTTATCTTTTGGCAAATCCAACTCTTCGATTATTCTTTCAAGTTCATATTCAATAGTATTTCCGCTTTGAGTTTTATTTGATTCACAAATTACAAACTCATCAACATGATCCTTAAGAAGATTGATTCTTAACTTCAACATTTCTCTCCCAGTTGGAGCAAAAAATGGAAAATAATCTACAATCTTTTTAAGTTGATTATTCTTGATGGCAAAAAAGTCAGATATTTTTCTATCCTTACCTTCAGTTTTCCACCACTCAATTGAAGATTGGTATGAGTTAATATGTGTATTCATATGCAACTCATGATTATGATCACTTGATTTAGCAAAAGTAGTTTCAAACTTAACATCTTCAACAAACAATGGAATACTATAAGTAGTTCCAATATTAAAGATCATATATTCAACTAGAGGCATAACATCCTGATTTTTAATCTCCAGATGATATTCCTCACCAATACAATACTCATCGATTATTTTTTTAGCATAATCTCTGGTAATAATATATGCTGTTACTGACCAATCATCTTGGTCTCTTCTACGAAAATTAAATCCAGAAAAGTTTCCACCTTCCTTCAGTCTTAGAAGTTGAACACAATCAGCATCTTCTGGGATTAGTTCAATAAATTCTTCCCAAGTAAAGTTCCAATACTGTACTGTTTCTAAACTTAAATCATCCTCACAAAAGAATCCATATTCTTCATCAGTTTCATTGTACCATTTTTTAATTGCTTTAAGATGAGAAACGGCACATCCTATTGTCCCAGGATTCATATATGGTAGATATTTACCAGTTACTATATCAGAACTATCAGAATATCTTTTAGAAATTATTGGGATTGGTGAGATACCATAATACTCAAACTGAGTTTTAATATTGTTTTGTCTATCTTCACTTTCTTCCAAAGTAGTGTAATAGGTTGTTGGAAAATTTTCTAACTTGTTCATCTTTTTTTCCGCATAGTAATTTTGATCATCTATTTGTACAACATTCCATTGTGTTTTTGATTCGACATAATAATGTTCTGGTTGTTTAAACTCCTCCATATTTTTACTAATATGATGCTGAGAGATTAAATATTCAGTCTGCCATTTTAACTCATCACCACTATAATAATTTGATAGTTCTTGAATGATATTATTTTCAAAATCTTTATCACCTTCAAAATTCTCAAACCTTTTTTTATCTGGGTGAGGAATGTGAAATACTGTATGATTATATTGTAAAGATTGTGAGTTTAATCCGTATAAATGTAACCTAGAAACTAACTCATCATCTTCCCATGCATAATACCTACCAAGATTTTCATTGTATCCGCCAACTGAATTAAAATTAGTTTTTTTAACAAAAAGAAGTCCTCTAAGATATTTAAAATATGGACTACTTTCTGCAACTTTATCCTCTATATTTGTTGGTCCATAAATGAAATTTGTTTCATCAACATTATAGGTATCAAAAAACTTGTAGTATGGATTTAAAATATAATCGGTATCCATCTTAAGCAAAAAGTCTTGCGTTGATAAACTCGCAGCAAGATTTAATGGTTGTGGTTGATTAAAATATTTTTGCCCAAATACTGTGACAACTTTTATACGTGGATCTAATTTTGTTAAATGAGATAAAGATTTATCAGAACTCCAGTCAACAAT